TGAATAAAATAAGTATTGAGTATGATAAGGGTGCCAACTTTTTATCTCATTTAATGAAAAATTATGGAAGCGATAAAGGATCTCCACACGAAGTAGATATTACTCCTTCAGGATGGATAGCTAATAGATATACCGATATTTATCATATCTTATTTGGAACAATTCGTGATAGCGCTCAGAAGATTTTTGAGTGCGGTATCGGAACAAATAATGAAGATGTTAAGTCTAACATGACATCTAATGGTAAGCCAGGGGCATCTTTGAGGGGATGGAGAGACTACTTTTGGAATGCTCAGATATATGGAGCAGACATAGACTCTAGAATATTGTTTGAAGAAGATAGAATTAAAACATACTATGTTGATCAAACTGATCCAGAATCAATTAAGACTATGTGGGAACAAATAGGCGAATCTGACTTTGATGTTATTTTAGACGATGGCTTACATGAGGCTCATGCCAACATAACCTTTCTTGAAAACTCCTGGGATAAGCTAAAACACAACGGTATTTATGTAATTGAAGATACCTACTATACCCATGAACCTATAAAGAAATATCTTAAAGATAATAAATATAACTTTATCTTAGTTACTTTTGATAATACCGCCAGCTATTGTTTTATTATATTTAAAACCACAGTTTAAAATAATAAATAGGGTATAATGTATATATGCCATATCGTGTAGGTGCTAAAGGATCTTATGGGTGTTCTGGATACCCAGCCCTTAAAGAAGGCACAAATGAGGTTATGGGGTGCCATAAGACCCGTTCTGCTGCTGCAGGTCAAATCTATGCAATAAACCGCTCTGAAGGCAAAATAGGCAAGGCTATGGTCAAAGAAGGCGATATGGTCATGGCACCCAATGACGACGAGGTTTATGTTGGTCGTGTTGTTCATGTCATGACTGATGGAATGCTTGGTATGCCAGGATCTGAATATGCCCTTGCCGCCTCTAAAGAAGAGCCAGCAATATTAATTCAGCTCTTTGAAATGGAAGAGGGCGGATTAGAAGAAACAGAATATTTTATTGGTGCAAAAGCATCAGATGTTATGGCAATGCCATCTCTTGAATCAAACGAGGGTATGGATAAGTCAATTGACAGCATGGATGAAGAAGACGACAAAGAAGATGATGTTAAAAAAGAATATCAAGGTTGTGGGTGTCCTACCTGTAAGGCAATGAATGTAAGCTGTGAAGATTGTCCAGTTTGTAGTGATGAAATGAATAAAAAATCTCCATGCTGGGAAGGATATGTTCAGCGTGGTATGAAAGAAAAAAATGGAAAGATGGTTCCAAACTGTGTTCCTGTAGAAAAATTATTTTGGGAAAATTCTGCTTTTTACTGGAAGAAACTTTAGTGTCATCTGGACAAAGAAAGAAAAAACATAGATTTAATCCAATACAGATTAAAGATGGATATGTTGTTAGATTAAATAAAAATGGTACAATAAGAGAAGTTCTTGGAAAATACGGGGAGTATAAGCCAAATGGGAAGTAAAATAGTTCAACCATCAGATATTCATAAGGCAGAAACATATACGCCGACATCTGGCATGAAGGCTGCTGCACGTCGTGCACTTAAATGGAAAGAGCAAGGGAAGGCAAGGGGAGCTGGAACACCTGTTGGTTGGGGTCGTGCAAGCGATATAGTTGCTGGTCGTGGTTTGTCTCTTGATACAGTTAAGCGCATGTATTCGTTTTTCTCACGGCATGAAGTAGATAAAAAGGGTAAAGATTTTAATAATACATCCAATCCATCAAATGGTCGCATCATGTGGGACGCATGGGGTGGGGATGCAGGATTCTCTTGGTCTCGTGCAATTGTAGAACGTGAAAAGAAAAAGGCTGAAAAGGCCTGGAGCGGTACTGGGTTTAGTACTAAATAATTTAATTTACAAGGCTATACATAGTATCTGATAAGTGTATATGTTTATGAAAACCCCAATGTCCTTGTAATTTATTAAAATTATAATCAGCTGCATTTTTAAATAATGGATCTTTATTGTATTCTTTATGACAGGATAAATCTTTTATTGATAAAGATTTTTCTATAAAAAAATTATTAGAATTAATTTTATTTTGCATTGTTGTTTGAGATGGATCTGATAAAACTTGCTCCCATATAGTCCAAACAATTTTTATATTATTTGATAAACAATACTGCTCTAACATTTGTATAAACATTAAATTATAAAAAATTGCAAATTCAAATGGTAGTATTGTGTTTGGATTGTGTGGAGCTTTTGATATTTTTTCAAAATCATGTATATAAGAATTACATTTTTGAATAAATTTTAAATTTGATTTTTTAATATTAATATCTAAAGGGCCATCTACTTTACACATTTTATCTTTTACATATGGCATTTCAAATCTTGCTATTGGAAAAACTCCGAATATGTATTGAGGATGGCCAAACTCTTTAAAATATTGAAAAGCTTTTATTACTTGACCTTGCATAGAATCTCCAGGGTACGAAAGATTTGCATAGCTCATACTCATTTTATTTGATAGCATATACGGCCAAGTTTGTTCTATATTTAATCCTGTGCCAAATGTATACGAACATCCCAATGTCATAATATTATGACTACCAAATTCTTCTGATCTGTATCCAATAGAGTTATACTTATATTCAATAGCATGCTCATTATAAAATACTTTATTGATTAATTTATCATTATATAATTTATTGTTTTCTATCATTTCTGATAATTTTCTATTAAAAATATTATCAAAATCAAAATCTATTTTTTCAATCATACTATTATTTTTACTCCATAAATACTTTCCCATTCTAATATATCTTTTTTATCATTTAGCAATGGTTGAGATTTTACATTTAAGCTTGTATTTAATAGTATTGGTATTCCAGTTAAAGAATACCAGTTGGACAAGACTTCATGTAATCCAGGGTGCTGTTCTTTGTTTACTGTTTGTACTCTTGATGTGCCGTCTTTGTGAACCACAGACGGTATAAGCTCTGGCTTTAAACACTTAACAGCATATTGCATATATGGTGAAGTAAATTTCATATCAAACCATTTGCTAGCATATTCTTCTAAAACAACTGGAGCAAATGGTCTAAAAAGTTCTCTTTTTTTAATTTTATTAACTTCATCTTTAATATTTGGATCTCTTGGATCTGCTAATATACTTCTATTGCCCAAAGCTCTTGGACCATATTCTGCTCTACCGTTTGCTACTGCAACTATTTTATTTTTTATTAAAGACGTTATAATTTCATTTACAGGATATTGATTTGATATATCATGGCCAAGATATGGTCCCTTCCAATTTAAGTGTTCACCATACAGAGCTGCGGCAGCACCCAAAGAAGAGCCAGCATCGCCAGGATTTGGCATAATCCATATATCATCAAATATGCTCCAAAGCTTTGTATTAGCAGAACAGTTAAGGGCACAACCACCCATAAAAACTAAATTAGTTTTTCCAGTTAGTGATCTTGCCATTCTCATAAAATCTAATAAACGTAACTCATAAACTTTTTGTACTGCAGCAGCAATATCAAATTTATCTTGTTCTGTTATTAATCCCCAGTCAGATATGCCTTTATGAAAATTATATTTTTGTTTATTAATTGATGGAAAGTATGAATTTACCTTATTAAAATATTTATTTGGATCTCCATATGCTGCCATTCCCATCATAATATATTCTTCTTGGTTAGGCATAAGACCTACTAGTTGCGTAAATGCAGAATAAAATAAACCAAAGCTGAATGGGTAATTAAATTTTTTGACAGGTTTTATTATATTATTATTTCCAACCCATATTGTTGCGGTATTCCATTCTCCAATAGCGTCTAATACAACAATTACTGCATCATTAAATTTGCTTGTATAGTATCCTGCTGCTGCATGAGAGTAATGATGATTAAAATATTTAACTGGTAAATTAATTGGAATATTTGGTTTCCAGTCCGATGCTCCACCTTTTAAAAATATCCGTGATCTTTTTAGTTGAGGGTGTTCATAATACGCTATATGTGTTGGTGTACCATAATTGAGCATATCCAAATAGATATCTTTATTGTTATACCAATCATTTTTCTTTTTACTATATCTTTCAGCATGAGCAGCAAAAAGTATATCTCCATCTTTTACTAAAGATATAGATGCATCATGAGATGTTTCATTAATTCCTAATATAATCATTTAAATAATGTCCTTTATTTGTTCATAAAAAAAATCTGCTAGATGTATATTTGAATGACTTCCCCAGTGTATATTGTCATTGGCAATATGAAATGTTTCTTTGTCTAAATCTTTTAATTCTTTGTGGCATGTTTCATCATCTTTAAAATTTTGTATTAATTGTTCTCTATGTTTTATTTCTTTGTTTGATTCTTTCCAAAAAGATTCTTTAAAAATACTATATTGTGTTGAGTTATTTGCAATATCAACATTATTTCTCCAACTATATATGCCAAAATCTGCTAGGCTTACATAATTTTTAAAATATTGATCATTAGAAATTTCTTTTAAACCATTTATTAAATTGTGAGTGTTATAGTCCCAGGTACCATATATTAATTTAATATTAGCAGATTTACAGTATAACTCCAATAGCTTTATTTGTTGTATAGAAAAATATATAGCAGATCCTATAGGCAAAACATTTTGTATTTCATGTGGCATTTTAGAATACTTTGGCATATATTGCGCTCTTTCAAAAGTATTTACATTATAAAAACCAATGTCATCTAAAAAAAATTCTTTATTTTCTTTAGTATACTTTGAAGAAGAAGGATTGATTAAAAAGTTTTTAAATTGAGGAAAGTATGATCTAAATAAATCTGGAAATAAACATAATATAATTTTGGGATTACCAAATAAATCAATATAATCAAATATTCTAGAAATTATCCCAGATATTGATGCAGCAGACTTAGAAACATCTCCAACACGAATGTTTAATTTTTTTTCAAGAAAATTAGGCCAAGGCATTCCTTTATTAGATAAACCATTTCCAGCAGTAAAAGAGCACCCACCAACTAACACATCTGATTTACAAACATTTTTTAATTGTTCAAGATTATTTTTATTTTTTAAACTATTTAAAAATGTGTAAGTTAAAGTGTCTTCTCCTAAAGATTTTTTATATATAAAATCTAAATAAAATTTATTTTTTTCTTGCACATATACATTTTACCATAAAGATTAGAGCCCCCCGTCAGGATTGAACTGACGACCTTCCGCTTACAAGGCGGATGCTCTACCACTGAGCTAGGGAGGCTGTAGGGCTAAGAGTTTAGTATCTTAGCCAAAGCATTTACGGTTGCTGCAATCCTACCAATATCACGTAGCTGTTCAACAGTAAATCCTTCTTGTTTTAGTGTTTCATAATGTGCTTTAACACAAAAATGACACTTTCCAATAATAGATGATGCTAATGAATATGCCTCAAAATTAGCTTTTGTTGTCCCACCATGGGATGCAATAGCATTCATCCTAAGCTGTGCTGGCAAACCCTTTAGCGCTGGATCATCAGCCATTTCAACGTATGGATACCATACATTGTTTTGAGCCATTAGCGCACCAGCGGTCATTGCGGCGTTTTTTTCAACCTCATTAGCTGAACTTGCAGCAATAAAAGCAATAAGTTTTCCATTACCAGTAGCAAAAGAAGCAGCTAAAGCTAAATGAGTTGCTAATTCTGGATCAACTGTACTTCGGTTAATAACAGAATCAAGGTTTAGTTTTATATCTTTTGCATACTCAGGCAAAGACTCTTTTAATTGCTCCACCCACATCAGAGTGTTTCTCCGCCAAGCTGTCTATTGCAGGCACAAAGTTCTCCTGTTTGCAAAGCATCTAGAATTCGCAACGTCTCCTCTGGGCTTCTTCCAACATTAAGATTATTGACCGTAACATGCTGAATAACGTTGTCTGGATCAATAATGAAAGTTGCACGAAGAGCAACACCATCATCATTTAGAACACCAAGCTGCTCTGCCAAACCTGTTGGAATATTTTCCGCCTCAGTCCAATATTTTGAATTATTACGAAGTTGATCTGCAAAAGACCACGAATTTGTTTTCTTTAGATCTTCATGTGCATTTCTCCATGCAATCTTACAAAATTCATTATCTGTTGATCCTGTTAATAATACTGCATCACGATCATTAAAATCGTTAACTAGCTTATCATATGCGACAATTTCTGTCGGGCAAACAAAGGTAAAATCCTTTGGATAATATACAACTACTTTCCACTTTCCTGGAAACCATTGTTCGCTTAGCACTTCAAAAACATCATCAGATGCATCAAGTCTCCCTGGCTTCACACCAACGATACGAAATGGTTCTAACTTGTATCCTACTGTTTTCATCTTTCTCCTTATATAAGTGGGTTTCCCCGTATCCCCAACGGGATTTGAACCCGTGTTACCGCCGTGAAAGGGCGATGTCCTAGGCCTCTAGACGATGGGGACTGGGCGATCCATATCAGACTTGAACTGACGACCTCTTCCGTGACAGGGAAGCGCTCTAACCAACTGAGCTAATGGACCTCAGCTGGTCTGGCAGGGCACGATCCTGCGACATTCGCATTAACAGTGCGACGCTCTACCAACTGAGCTACAGACCAATTTATTCAATTATAGCAGTACATTGAGTAACTATCAAGCCACCAATGCCTGCTATAATTAAATTATGATGGAATATAATAATTTAGATATAAAAGAATTAAAAAATAAAACAGAAATAATATATAAAGATGATGTTATAAAAATATCTCACATAGATAATAACAGCGATTCAGTAGTTATAGTTTTTGCTTATGGATTAAAGCCACCAGCCGAACCCAAAGAAAACTTTTACCTTTATACCCGCAATGATAAAAATATCATACATGTTGTTGATCTTATGGTTAGCTGGTTTAATAATTTTACTGCAGATTTTATTTTAGAAAAAGTAAATCACTTGATTAAAGATAAAAAAATATACCTTTTGGGTATGTCTATGGGGGCATTTAATGCAGTTCAATTTTCTAACTATGTGGAGTTTGAAAGGTGCCTTGCTTTTTGTCCACAATTTTTTGTAAAAAAGATGGATATGGATATGTATGATGGATACTTAAGAATTGTTCTTGAAAGATTAAAAACTTTTAATGTTCACACTTCACAATATTCAAAAGACAAAGAATACTTTATTGTATTTGGGTCTGATGATCAAGAAAAAGCACATTCATATGACACAATAAGTTATTGCCATAATGAAAATATAAACGCATCCTTTACAATATTTAATGATTCTCCACATTTAGTTTTAGATTATTTAAATAAAAATGACGGACCTGTGTATAAAATTATTGAAAACTTTTTATATGATGATCTTAATACTTTAAAAAGTAAATATTCAAACTACTCTGCAAACTTTTTTCATGCTTCAGATAATTTTACTATTTGATATTTGTTTTCATTTAGTTTATCTATAATTGCATATGCGATCATGTGGTAGTCCATTTCAATCGCAGAGTTTTCACTGTCTATTTTATGAACTATTACAGCATCTGCATATGAATGTTGCAGCGCATCAAAGATTATTTCTTTTATCTCTTTATTGTCCATTGTATTTAATTCTACTACAATTTATTTATGCCTATGATATAATGAAATTATGAACATTGCTTTGCTTGGAAATGGGCATGTTGCACAAGCATTAATAAATATTATTGATGAAGAAAAACATGTACTAATATCTTATGATAGAAATTCCAATTTTGATGAAATACCATTATCACCAATTATTGATATCGTTATTGATATGCTTGCACATAATAACGAAGCGGTACAAATATCAAAAAATATAATAAAAGGATCTTTATATTATGGCAAAAGCGTAATAACTTGTAATAAAAAATTAATGAATATTTATGGGGCAGAATTATGTAATTTTGCAAAAGATACAAGTGGTAAGTTTTATATAAATTCTTTAGTAGCTTCTTCTAATACGTTTATTCCATATCCAGAATATCTATCAATCTATAACTTCATTGATAATTCTGATAAAGAAAGCATATTTCAATATCGTGGGGCAGGTCCAGAAGAGACCGCTAAATTTATAAATGATGAAATAACAAGGATTGAGACGAATGAAAAGTAAAGAAATAGCCCCTGGCATTGAGCTGTGGGAAAACTTTTTGACTGATGAAGAGCATGAATATCTTATTAATACTTGCAGATCATTGACTCAGCAAGATTGGGAAGCAACATATCATAATCAATTTCAATACAATCTAGACAGGGATGGAAAAGAACCTAACAATGAATGGAAAGATAGAATATATCAATTTCCAAAAGATCATCCAGTTATAAAATCAATAAATAAAAGAATTAACGATTTTGTAACGAAAAAGGGAGAGTATCCAGGATTACTATCTAGGGCTCAAAGACATTACCCTGGATCATTTTTAAACGAGCACTATGATTCTGTACAAAGTAAATCTTTGTCACATGCGTTGGTGCTATATCTCAATGACGATTATTCTGGGGGAGAACTTTATTTTAAAAAATTTAACATTGAGTTTAATCCACCAGTTAAATCTTTGATAAAGTTCCCTTCAACTGAAGACTATATGCATGGAATAAACATGGTCAATGATGGTCCAGATAGATTTGTATTGACTAGTTTTATTTGGAACAATCAACAATCAGCAAAAATTGGACGATAAATTTTATTTTATTGATTCTAAAAATCCTTGTGCTACATGTGCATGATTGTGTATTCCCATATGTTGTTTATCAGAAGCAAAATGCCACAAAATCTTATAATCATCTTTTATTTTAATATTAAATTGATCTAAACATATGTAATTGCATTTATGATCTTCTTTGTTTAAATCATCAAGACTACATGAAGATCCACAATTTTTAAATTTTTTAAAAGTAAAAAAATTGTCACGGTTTATACAAAATTCATCACTTGCAAAAAA